TTCCGTCCGGGTGCAGCACCTTGAGGATCGTGCCGAACTCGGCCTTTGTGAAAACCTTGTCGCGACGGGTCCACGCCTTCTCCAAAGCGCCTAACCGCTCGTCCCAGCGCGCCCTTAGACGAGCCTCCGCTTGCTCGCTGCGCTTGATGACCTCTGTCTGAACCCGGTACTCGAACTCCTTCTCCAGTTTGCGCTTGTGGGCGTCCAGCTTCTCCTGCGCGCTCATCGACAGGACGACAGCATCTGGGTCGGGTTTGGCGCTGGCCTTGTGGGCGGCGAGGGCGCTGTCGGCGATACCGCGCGAGACACCAGCCTCAGCAACGATGGCCTCGCGGGTGACCGGCTCTCCTGCCTGTTCCCGGCGTTCGATGGCATGCACCGCCTTGTCCATCTTCGGCGCTTGTTTCGGCTTGTGACAGGGGCTTTTACTAGCACTAGTAAAAGGGGTCTTGAACTCTTTCTCGTAGATGAGTTGGATAGAACGGCGCTCGGTCTTCTCCAGAACAGCGCGGAACCGTTCAGGGTCCGCCGCCATAGCGATATAGGCAGCGCGATCATGATGACTGACAGTACTCCCAGCCTCTGCCAGCCATTTGCCAAATTCGGCATGGTCAGCAGAAAGGCCCCGCGCTTCCAGCAGGACGCGACCAATCTCAAGGTCACCCTCTATCTGCTCCATGCGCCCCGTGGCGCGACGGCTTTCCGCTTTCTGAAGTTCTGCGGCTAGCACTGTCATGCGATTGGATATGTTCATGTGAAGGGTGTCTTTCCCTGCTCGGTGAATGAGGGGGACGCGGCGATGCGCCCCCGTCCTTTTGTCACTCGGCTGCTGTCTTCGTTGCGATGCGGAGACGGCGCTGATTGACACTGCCCTTGTTGCGGCGCAGCGCGGCCTGCACGGCCTGCTTGACGCGCTTCGTGGTGGCTGCATCGATCTGCGGGAAGTTGCGGTTGGCCTTCTTGATGACCATATCGGCAAGACGGACCTTGTCGATTTCAACGTCGCCTTCGGTGCTTTCATCATCGAAGACAACGTCGTTGTGCATTTCCCACCCCTCGATGTACTCAGGGTCTTCGAGGATCAGATCGATGACGGTGTCCACCTCGTCAACAATCGAAGCATGCCGGAATACCACACGTTCGGTGTTGCGCTGTGCGACCGATTTCACCCCCGGTGCGCGGGGGGCGCTTAGTGCCTTGCTCATTTGCTGTTCTCCTTGCCCGGAAGTGGGCAGTCACTCATGTAGAACTAGCAATACTTGTTGGCAAGTACCTACTTTGAACCCTCCTGACACCTCCTGACATTTTGTCTAGTCCTACGTCATCCTTTCAGGACGCAGGGATTTGTGGCAAAGTCCGTCGGCAAATTTCACATGGCTCAAGGGGCTTACTCCAATGGCAGCTATCATCGGCAATAACCTTGCCAACGTTCTCGTCGGCACGTTCGCGTCCGACTACATCAACGGTCTCGGCGGCAACGATCGCATCTTCGGCGACGGCGGCGGCGACCTGATCTTCGGCGGCGCTGGCAACGACCACATCCTTGCTGACGACGGCAACGATGTCGTGCGCGGCGGCGACGGCAACGACGCCATTGGCGGCGGTCGCGGCAACGACGTGCTGTTTGGCGATGCGGGCAACGATACCCTTGTCGGCGGATGGGGCAACGACCGCCTCTATGGCGGCGTCGGCAACGACCGGCTGGCTGGCGACCTCGGCGACGATTTCATCTGGGGCGGCTCCGGCGACGACACGACGTGGGGCGGCTGGGGCAACGACAGCATCTCGGGCGAGGCGGGCAACGACCTGCTGCTCGGCGAGTACGGCAACGACAATCTGGCTGGCGGCTCCGGCGACGACAGCATTCTCGGCTCGATCGGCAACGACCGCCTGAACGGTGGCGCCGGTGCGGACAATCTGTCGGGCGGCGACGGCAACGACAAGCTCAATGGCGGTGGCGGCCTGGACGACATCTTCACTGGTGGCGGCTGGGATACGATCGTCTTCAACAGCGCGCCGAGTGCCGCCAATGCGGCGTCGATCTACGACTTCAACACCAACCGCGACATCATCCAGTTGGACAACGCGCTCGGCCTGTTCCACGAACTGCCGTTTGATGGACCGCTGGCGAACTTCCGCTTCGAGGTTGGTGATGTGGCGACCACGCTGGCGACCCGCATTGTCTATGATGACTCGACAGGCGACCTGATCTACGACGCCAACGGCTCGGCCTCCGGCCACGCGACTGTGTTCGCGCATCTGCAGCCAGCCCTTGATCTGACGGCGAACGATTTCTACGTTATCTGATCTTTGTCACATGACCCCATTCAACCGGCCCTCTCCCTGCGGGCCGGTTTCTTTTATTCAGGCGCGGGCAGATGGGCGCGGCAGTACCACAGACCCAGATCGCCTTCCTTCAGAGCCACGCCGATGCCGAACGGGGCATGTCCGCCGCAGACGTTACAGACGTGCTGCAGCCTGCCCTCATCCAGGCTGGCGTTGGTCGGAGCCGGTTTCCTTTCGGGACCTGGGGCTTCGGTTACCTTTAGGGTACTGGCTCCAAACAGCGCCTCCTGACCAAAGGTGCCGGACGATAACCGATCGATGCACCAGGCATGCGCCCACCGCTGTTCCCGCTCGGGAAGCGAGACACCGTGGCCGCCACCGCCCTGGCGGTTTTTCACCCAGCCGTGGACGTACTGGTGAACGCCGGGTTCGCGGGTGTCGAGTTCGCGGGCGCAGAAGTGGCAGGTGCCCTTAAAGCGTGTCGGGATCATTTTCAGCCTCCACGGGGTGGGTAGGATAGCCGTCCTCATCGACAAACCATTCCTGATAGCCAAGCGTGTAGCCGTCCATGTCCTCCAGCCGCAGCATCTTGGTGCGGCGCGGACCCGGCTCCGGGCCTTTGTCGAGCATGTCGTCATAGCGGGTCATGGAATGTGGCTCCATCCTGTTCCTGTTGTGACCTTGCTTATGGTTTGAGGCGTGACGCCGTAGATTTTGGCCAACTCCCTTCGAGGCATTGTTGTCTTAAGGCTGCGGATTTCCTGCACCTTCTCTGCTGTTAGAACGGCATTACCGTTGCGCTCACCGCGATTGTGAACGCCGTGAATGATCTTATCGGCTTGGTTCTCCTTGGGCGTCTTCCACGCAAGGTGGCGAGGATTGACGCAACCCAAGTGGCCTTTCCCGCATAGATGCGCCGCCTCATGCCGGGGCGTCGGCGGCTCCCCGTGCGCTCCGATGCAAACAAACCTATGCGCTCCACGTTTTTTGCCGTGTTCGTAAAGGATGGGATAGCCGTTGTTTCCGCGTCGGACGAAGGGCCAAATCAAGCAATCGTCCCCTTGGTAGGACACGGCAACATCACGTATGAAATTGCGGGCTGGATAGTCCCTATAGTACCGCATCGCCGCCCTCCTTTTTCGCAAGCTGTTCTTTCAGGGCCGCGATCTGCGCCCGCGCCTCCGCGAGTTCCAGCGCCAGTTTCAGGATTTCCTGTTCGTCGGTCATGCTGCGCTCCTGTTCCGGCGTGATGTCGTGGTAGCCGCTGTCAATGAGGTGGTCGCCAAAGGTGATGCCCATCAATCGTCCTCTCGCCCGTAGAGTATCTCTCCGCGCCGCTCCAATGCCTCGGTCAGGTGTTTGATCCTCGCTATTGCTTCATCCAAAGCCTGTCGCGATACGCCAACCATGATGCCGTCTTGGTCGAGTTGCTTGCGCCCTTTCGTCAGGGCATTCAAAAGGGCTTCCAGTTTGTCGTTCATGACGCACCTCCAAGGGCGGCTTTCGCGATGGCAACGCAGTCCGCATGGCCGTCGCCTGTCGTGTATTCACCGCTCTCCGCGATCTTCCGCAGCGCCGCATCCTTTTCCGCGATCTGCGCCCGCGCCTCGGCGAGTTCGGCCTCAAGCTTCGCCTTTTCGTGATATGGGCGTTCCATCACTTCACCCTTTCTGGCTTTGGAACATAGCCGTAGGTGGCGGCAAGCCACCGCTCGGCGCTCTGGAAAAAGGTGATGAAGTCCGGCTCGTCCATCTTGTCGAGCGCAATAGACGCCGGGATGGCAACGCGCATCCCGTTGGGAAGGCGGATGGTGTCAACAAAGCCGGTCTCGAGCTTCAGGACTTCGTGCAGCTTCTCAGCCACGGGGGCGGCCTCAGTTGCCACCACCACGTCATGCAGCATTGCCCAGTAGGCGCGCAGGCGGTCTAGGTTGCGCCATTCCCTGATTTCCACACGCACCCGCTGGCCTTGGGCCACGCCGTCGAGGGCGCGCTTGTCCATGTCCATCTCAGGGACGAGCGTGTCGCCCTGACGGATGTACGCATAGACGGGCTTGTCAGGCTTCTTTGCCATCAGCCTGCCCTGAAGGCGCTCTCGTAGGCGTTCGGCTTGTCGCCGGGGAATGTATCATCATCCGCCACAGGCTTCGCCAGTTCGGCCCGCTTGCCGTCAATGAGGTCTTTTGCCGTCTCCTTGAACGAGGCGTTCCACTGCTCGTCGATCGCGATCTTGCGCCAAGCGGCAACGAAGTTCTGTAGCTGGATCTCGTTCGACACCTCGGCCAGTTCCGGCGCGAACTGCGGCCACGAGCTTTCGCGCTTCAGGGAGGCGCTCGACCGGCGCGGTTCCTCGTCGGCTATTTCATCCTCGCTGTAGACCAGCCCATGCAACCCGGCCAGTTTCAGGATCACGCGGTCTTTGGCTCGTTTTTCGGCCATCGCGAAAGGATATGAGTTTTTGTTGTTAAGCGGGGAGGCTTCGCCGAACGACCATTCGGAACGCTCGCCCCTGAAGCCGCGGGCGACAATGACGGCGATCTTGTCGGCCGTGCGCGCCTCGATGATTTCCGGCAGGTCGAAGGTGATGTTGGCCTTGGCCGCGACCGTTTCGAGGGCGGAATGCTTCACCAGCCATGTGCCTTTCTTCTGCGGCAACTCCCAGAAATCGGTCCTCTCGAGACCATACTCGACGCGGAGTTTTTCGATGCGGGGGTCTAGCGTGCTCATGGGGTCTTATCCTTATGTGCTGCGGGATGTGCTGCGGGGCCGAGCCAAGCTCGGTATTCTTCCATGATCCAGATTGAGAGTTTCGCCTCGACAGTGAAGCGATTGCCGTGGTGCTCCTGGAGCAGGGCGCGGATGGCACTGCGGGCCATGTATTCGTTGTGCGAGCTATCGATTTCATCCGACATGACGCCATGACCTTCCGTTAAAGATGCACCCAATCGTCATTCGGGCGACACCGAACTGCCTCGCAATTTCGGTGGTTGTGAACTGTCCCTTCATGGACTTGATTTTAAGAACGTCCGCTTCCGTAAGCCTTGCTCCCCCTTGGCGGGAGCCGCGATTGCTTGTCCCGTGCAGAACCTTGTCGGCTTCGTTCTCGGAGCGAGTGGCCCAACGGACGTGGCGCTTGTTAACGCAGCCCGCACGTCCCTTACCGCAACTGTGCGCTGCCTGATGCTTTGGCGTCGGAGGAGGCCCGTCCCGTTCCTCGCAGAGAAGCCGGTAGACGTACTGTTCCTTTCCATCCGCCCGCACTCTGGCATAGCCTCGACCAGTTCTCCCGTAGGGCCAGATCAAGCATTCGTCGCCGTCGTAGGGCAAAACCACGTCGCAATAGAAGCGAAAGGGTTCGCCGTCCTTAGTCAGTTTAGAGGCCATACCGGCCTCCTCTCCCTAGAGCCTCTTCAATCATAGAAGCCATACGCATGGGTTGGTTTCCGACCGGTTTCCCGTCGATGTACTCGCCGTCCTGGCGTTCCTGGAAATATTCGAGGCATTCCTCCAGAGCGGCGCGCGCACGGCGCAGTTCCGACTGCCGAAGGTCGAGTTCCTGAGCGAGGCGGTTGGCTTCGTCTTCGAGTGCCTCGTTTTTCTTCTCAAGCGTATCCAGCATTTCGTCGATAGCGTAAGCCATCACTCGTCCTCCGCATTGATGGGCTCAAGGCCCAGATCGTCGGGCGTGTCGCCCTCTTCCAGCCGGTTCAGGGCGTATGCGCCGACCCGGTAATATTCGCCCCGCTCGGCGCCTTCCGGCATCACCAACACCACGTAGGAGGGCGCGTGCGGCAGGCGATAGCTCTTGCTCGAAACGTGAATGTGTTGTTTCATGGCCGTCTTTCTTGGTTGAAAGAAGCAGTCGGGGGATGTGAGCGAGTGGCCTTGCCCGCATCCCCCTTCTCCCCCGCCTAACTCAATTGCAGGTCTGGGTGCACTGCCACTGATTCACCGGGTTTCCGACCCAGCGGCAGTTGCTGTTGCAGGTACCAGCGTAGGCGATGCTGCCCAAAGCGGTCAGGGCGGCGAGGGCGATAATCAGTTTCTTCATGGGTCCATTTCCTTGGTTGACGATGGCTGAACGTGTAGGACATTCCCAACACGCTCGTCAATGATTATTTTCGTACATTGACATTTTTTTTGTTGGAGGTTACCAACAGCCATGATGACTTTGACCACATTCCGCAAGCGCGTCGAGCAATACATGCAGGACCACGGCCTGTCGGCAACGACGTTCGGCCGCGATTACGCGAGCGATCCCAACTTCGTAGCTGACCTTCGATCCGGCCGAGAGCCGCGCGAGGCGACCAAGCGCCGGGTGCTGGACGCCATGAAGGCGCGGGCGAAGGCGGATGCCTGACGATGAAGAAACGCGCTGGAAGGCCCGCTACCAGCGGATTGCTGGCGCCTATCAGGACCAGGCCGCGGCGCTGGCGCGTTTTGAGGCGCGTCTTGAAGCTGTCGAGGCCGTGCTTGCGGCAAAGGCCGCTGATGTCGCCAAGGCTGAACGGGCGGTGGCCAAGGCTGATCGGGAGGCTACCCGCAAGCGTCGTTTTCAGGAGCGTGTTGCGGCGTCGATTGCGGCGCGGCAACTGAGGGACAAGCCATGACCGTGCAGAGTGACCTGTGGGCTGCGGCGCTGGCGGAGGGCAAGAAGCGGCTGCACAAGTACGGTGCCAAGCGGACGTGGGTCGATGGAATTGCTTTCGATAGCAAGGCTGAGGCGGCGTACTATTCCCAGCTTAAACTCCGTGACCGACTCGGTGAGGTGACCGACGTGAAGATGCAGGAGCCGTTCGTGGTGTTCGGTCCGAAGGGGCAGGTGATCACGACCTGGAAGGCGGACTTCACGTTCTGGGACGTGGCGGAGAAGAGGCGGCGGGTAATTGACGTGAAGGGCGTTCAGACGCCTGTGTTCCGGCTCAAGAAGAAGCTGGTTGAGGCGTTTCTGGGGATTACGATCGAGCTTGCGGATTAATTGCGCGGAATTGCGCGGGTGAATTGCGCGGCCGGGCAATTGGGCTTGCCGACTAGTATCCCACCTGTGGATAACGGAGATTTCGTAAGCCGGGTGAAGATCCGTTTGCGCTTCGGCGTGATGTGATGTTTTCTAAACGAAGAAGCCCCGACCGGTGGGGGCCGAGGCTTCGATTTGGCTGTTCGGTTGAAGACGGATACCAGCCAGAACGTTGTATCCAAATGGATATAACGTCATGTTTAGTATGGGGCGCAGACAAAGACAAGACCCACTCCGTAAGCCAAAGGGTCGTCTGCCGGGATTATCAGGATCCCGAATAGTAGTGGCTAAGGTCAGGCGGACTGATACGTCCTGGCCCCCAAAGCGACGGACGGCTCCGGCAGTCAGGATCGTGCAGGGCAGGGGCTGAACCTCGGATGTCGCAAGGCACGGGGCTTAGTCCTCCTTTGCCCTTCGCTCAGAACTCACCAACAGTCAAAAGCCTAGTGAAGGTAGATGAGTTAGCACTAGCAGCCCACGGACGGCCGATTTTCGACCCGCAAACAGCGAAAGACGCCATGCCCCTCGACCTGATCCGCAAACTCGAAACACTTGGGCTGACGGCTGCTCAGATTGTTGGGGTTCTGGAGATTTTCAAGGAGGCGCGGCAGCGGACGGCCCGCCAGGAGCGCAATGCGCGCTATTACCAGCGTCTTAAAGCGTCTGAATCGCGTCTTAAGGCGTCTGAAACGTCTGAAAGTAAGACGCCTAGTCACGTGACGTCACGTGACGTCACGTTACAGCCCGACCCTGAGTTGCAGCCCAACGTTAGCCAACGTTTGCAAACGTTAGCGCAACAGGCGTTCGATGCGTTCTGGAGCCTGTACCCGAACAAAACCGGCAAGGGCGCTGGCAGGAAGGCATGGGACAAGGCGGTCACGCGGGCCGAGGTCGATGTCATCATGGCTGGGCTGCAGCGTTACGTGAACAAGCGCGACGATCGCAACTGGTGCAACCCGGCGACCTGGCTCAATCAGGATCGCTGGGAGGACCAGACGGTGCGCGGCGGCAAGAAGGACAACGGCGACATTCTCGGCGAGTGGCTCGACGAAAACTTTAGCAACCAAGGAAACGACAATGGACAAGAAGACAGCGGCCGACATCATGGCAATGTGGAACGTCTTTCCGCAGAGCAACGCGAAGGATTTAAAGGCCGCACTATCGACCTACCGCCAGCAACTCGAAACGGACGGCATTAGCGATCGGGCGGCACAGGAAGCCTGCAAGAACTTTCAAGCCGGAACGGTCGAGGGGCAGGGCTTTACCTTCGCCCCCTCGATGCCCGAGTTCATGCGCGAGGCGCGCCGCATCCAGGATGTGCTGCCGCTGCGCGACGTCAAGCGCATTGCCGCGCCGATCGAGCCGTATCGCAGCACCGGCCCGGCGCCGTTCCAGATCAAGCAGCAGCAGGCGCTCGATCGCTTCGCCGGTCGCGCGGTCTTGCACAAGAACGTGAGTTTTGATGAGTTCAAGAGCCTGTCGAAGGCGGGCGAGTTGCCGGTCGGGGCAACGTGGTCGGCCGCGCTCGGCACCATCTACGCAAAGGAGAACTCCCATGCCTAGCAAGACCCCGAAGCAGAAGCGCACGATGGCCGCCGCGGCGCACGATCCGAAGTTCGCAAAGAAGCTCGGTATTCCCCAGCGGGTCGCCAGCGAGTTCGTCGCCGCCGACAAGGCGAAGGCCCGCAAGGGCAGCAAGCGCAAGGGATGAAGTTCTCGTACGTCGTGACAGTCGTCGTGCTCTACGCCATCGTGCTGGCGTCGATCCTGTGGATTGTCTGGCAGATCATGGGGCCGAGACTGACATGAAGTTCTGGCGCGATCACTCGCTGACCATCGTGCTCGGCATCCTCGGCACGATCGGCATCCTCATTGCCTTCACGTTTGAGAGCCACGAGTCCAGGCAGTTCGATCTGTGGCTTTCGCTGGGGTCCGGCGTGCTGACGGTGGCGCTGTTCTACTTCCTGAGCCAGTTTTTTCGGGAAAAGGCGAAGCCGGAAGATTGACTTGTAGGAAATTGCCTATATGATTATGGCTTCAACCAAGGAACCCGTCATGAGCTACCTGTTGTTTCTCGGCTATATTGCCGCTGTAAAACTTGCCATTCCGGAAACCGACTGGTGGATGGTGACCGTCGTCGCCCTCGTTCCGCCTGTGCTCCTGGTGGCCGCATGAGCGACCACTTCGACATGCCCAACCACCCCTACGACGACGACCAGAAACAGCGCGAGGAACACGCATACGAATTGGCTGAGTACCTGCGCAAGCATCCCTCGCCTAACCACTCGCTGCGTGATCGCGTGAAGGTGCTGTCGCATGTTTCCGAGGAGGAACTCGACCGCCTGCTTCCCGAGGTGATCTATTGGCTCGAACTCGCCGATTGGCAGGACGAGGCGAACTCATGAGCGACACCCTCATTGCCCCAAAGCTCGATCGCAAGGCCGCCCGCGAGGTTCTGCAGCAGTATGTCGAACTGATGGACCTTCTGCGCGACGTAGAGCGCCGTATGACGCGTTTGGCCCCTCGGCTCGATAAACCCAGCGGCCACACCTACAGGACGTTCTACGGTGCCTCTGAGGCTTGGCAAACCCGTACGGCCAATGTCCGTACACTCTACGACGAGGTCGAGCGGCTCGCCGTCGCCATCAACCTCCAGGCCCTCTGAAAATGCCCAGAGGAGCCAAGCCCAAGACATATCCAGCGGACATGGTGGAAGCAGTTCGCCTCCTCTACGACGGAGGCGCGACACAGCATGAGATCGCGGTTGAGATTGGCACCACACAGAAGGTCATCTTCAACCTGATGCGGCGGCATGGCCTTCAGGCGCGCGTTGCCGCCAAACGCGATCAGTGGGGTGAACAGAACCACACATGGAAGGGCGATGAGGCGAGCAAATATGCCTTTCATCGTCGCCTCTACTCTCGATTTGGGAAGCCTTCCAAATGCACCGTTTGCGGGACCGAACGCGCGGAGCATTACGATTACGCCAATCTGTCAGGGCGCTACGAGGACATTGAGGACTACGCCGCGATGTGCCGGTCCTGCCATTGGAAATACGACGACAAGATCACAAACATCACGAAAGGAGGGATGCCGAATGGGAAAGCTTAATGTGCTGGATCTTTTTTCGGGCATCGGCGGCTTTCTCCCTCGGCCTTGAACGCACCGGCGGCTTTGAAACCGTCGCCTTCTGTGAAATCGAGCCGTTCTGCCGCAAGGTGCTGGCAAAGCACTGGCCCAACGTGAGGCAATACCACGATGTCCGAACCCTCACAGCCGATGCTCTTCGCCGAGACGGAATTGCCGTCGATGTCATCTGCGGAGGGTTCCCGTGCCAGGACATCAGTTTTGCGGGCAAGGGTGCAGGCATTGACGGGGAGCGCAGCGGCCTATGGTCCGAATACGCCCGGCTCATTGGCGAATTACGACCCGTTTACGTCATCGTGGAGAACGTCTCAGCATTGCTTCATCGAGGGCTTGACCGGGTTCTCGGAGACCTGGCCGCGATCGGGTACGATGCGGAATGGCACTGCATACCAGCTTCTGCCGTTGGTGCGCCTCACAGACGAGACCGGCTCTGGATTGTTGCCTACCCCGGAGGCCAACACGAAGGCGATCGCGCTCCGCTCTCAGGGTCGCTCGCCGCGCAACTTTCTGGCGCAATGGCCAACGCCGAGAGTGACGGATGCTACAGCGGGGAGGTTATTAAACGAGAGGGGCAACCGGACAAACAAGGCCGGGACCATGACATATGGGGCCAATCTGGCGGACCTGGTTCGAATGTGGCCAACGCCGACCGTGGCCATGTACAAGGGCGCATCAGTCGGGGCGTTGACGCGCCAGAATGGGGCCGATCGTTCGAACGACAGGCTGGATTACGCGGTCCTGGTGGCGGACGGGCGTGGCCAACTGAACCCGACGTGGGTCGAGTGGCTCATGGGGTTCCCCAGCGGGTGGACCGACTTAAAGCACTCGGAAACGCCGTAGTGCCGCAAATCCCCGAACTGATCGGCAGGGCGATTATCGCAGCCTTGGAAGATCCACACCCGTGCTCACCCCAACCAGATTCAACAGCAGGGCAATGAACACCAGCGCAAACACCACCACCAGCGCAATCCTGATGAACCGTGCAGGCGGATCACTGATCGGTAGATTGGCAATCGCAAAATCAACGGCCCACCACAGGACGCCGAAAATGACCAGATATATCAACAATGTGAACAGCGCAGAGATCATGGTGCGGCCCTCCTTCGAGCGGCCGACACTAGCACAGTTCGAAGGAACGCAACCGTGAGCGACCCACGCCCCATCAAGCTGTTCATCGTGGGAGCCGTCTTCACCTTCGCCGTGATCGTCATGCTCATCCTCATCCTCGTGCCGCCACAGGGCCTCCAATGAGCGAACAGGACGGCCGCGCCATCGGATGTGTCTGGCTCTTCGTCGTCGCAGCCCTGCTATGGGCCGTCGTCGCCATCATGACCTACTTCTGGATCCACACATGACCGACCCAGTCGCAACAGCCCGCGCCATGACCCGCCTCGAGGAGTGCTTCGCCTGCGATCGCGAAGCCCACCACCTCCTCGCTATCCTCTACGCCGCCATCTCAACGCAGCACCCAGACCTCATGCACGAGGAGTACTACCGCCGCGTCCGCCACTGCGTCGAGGAACACATCCGACTCTCAGGAGATGTCTATGACCGCCGATAACCCCCAGGACCATAATACCCCAATGGGACGGGCCGTCGAGGCGCTCACCGAGGCCTGCTTCACAATCGCCCTCCGCTTCGATGTCTGCGCGCTCTGCCTGATGTACGAGGCCGCCAATATCGCCAGCGAAGCCGAGGAAACCGGCGAGGCCCACCACCGCGGCACACCCCGGCAAACCCACCCGACCCACAAAACAATTGTTTGACCACCCGCCTAACAGTGCTAATCTTGCTCTGCTTAGGCCAACGGGCGTGACGCGTATGGAAGGCTTGCAATCCGCAGTCGGTGTCATCCCCCGCCGCCCCAATGCCTAAAGGGATGACATTGAGGGACGGCTTCAGGTGTTGCAGCGCGTCACGTTCTCAAGCTCAGGACACCCCGTGACAAAACGGAACGGACAACCCAACAAAAACCACATCGCCCGCGCCGAGGCCGACAACCGCCGTCGCCACGTCATGGACCTGCGCGACCACGACGGCCTCACCTTCGTTAAAATCGGCAAACTCCTCGGCCTCAGCACCGAACGGACCCGCCAACTCTACTACTCAGGCCAACGCCGCTTCGAAACAACCTGGCGCCCCCAGGAAGATGCCGCAAACCGCTGGAAAAAGATCGCCTCCGAAATGGTCACTGAACTCGACCTCCGTGAAGCCTTCTATCGCGAACTCAATCACGACAGAACAATCCGTAACGCAGCCATGAAGGCAACTCATGTTGCAGCGCAGCATGCCAATTCACAGCAATGAGAGTACAACTTGTCTTCCCAGCCACCCCAACTCATCGGCAAAGGCTTCAAGAAAGGCCAGTCCGGAAATCCCGCTGGTAGAGCCAAAGGCATCGGCGCAATGGCCCGCGAACACGCAGACGGCGCCCTCGCCTATTTCGCCAAGGTTCTCAACTCAGACGACGAGAAAACCTCCGACCGTCTCAACGCCGCTCAGGAAATCCTAGACAGAGCCTACGGCAAAGCGATAGCGATGAGCGCCGATGTCACAAACAAGCTCGACCAGTTCGATGACGAGTTCCTCGTGGGCGCTCTCGATGCCCTTCGAGCAGCAAGACGCGATCGAAACCCAGATAGCGACAGAACTGACCCGGAGACGGAACACTAACCGCCTCAAGCACTACACCCCCTATCCCAAGCAACTCGAGTTCCATGCACTCCCCGTTCGCGAAAGACTCTTCGTCGCAGGCAACCAGCTTGGCAAGACAATGGCAGGCGCCGCGGAACTCGCCATGCACCTCACCGGCTCCTATCCCGACTGGTGGACCGGCCGTACCTTCGACCACCCCATCATCGCCATCGCGGGCAGTGAAAGCGCCGAACTCACCCGCGACGGCGTCCAACGCCTCCTCGTCGGCCCACCCGATCAGGAGGAGAACTGGGGCACCGGGTTTATCCCTCAGCAGGCCATAGCAGCCCGTACACGCCGTATGGGCGTCTCGAACGCCCTCGACACCGTCACCGTCAAGCATGCGTCAGGCGGCCTCTCTACGCTCTACCTGAAGTCATACGACCAGGGCCGCTCCAAATGGCAGGCCAACACCGTCCACGTCGTCTGGTTCGATGAAGAGCCACCCGAGGACGTCTATTTCGAGGGCATTACCAGAACCAACGCCACTGGCGGCATGGTCTACCAGACGTTCACCCCGCTGAAGGGCATGTCGGCCGTCGTCGCCCGCTTCTTCCTGGAAGCGTCAGCGGATCGAGCCCGTGTGACGATGACCATCGCCGACGCCTTGCATTACACGGCTTCAGAGCGTCAGCGCATCATCGACAGCTACCCGGCCCACGAGCGCGAAGCACGGACGCTCGGCATTCCGACGCTCGGCTCCGGCCTCATCTTCCCTGTGCTCGAGGAGAACATCATTGTCGCCCCTTTTCCGGTCCCCCGACACTGGCCTCAGATCGGCGGCATTGATTTTGGCTGGGATCATCCGACAAGCTGTACGCGCCTTGCGTGGGACCGCGACAACGACATCGTCTATCTCACGGCTGACTATCGCCAACGAGAACAGACGCCCGTCTTCCACGCCGCGGCGATGAAGGCATGGGGACCGTGGCTCCCGTGGGCATGGCCCCATGATGGATTGAACGATACAGCCGCAGGCGAGAACCTCGCCGCACAGTACCGAGCGCAGGGACTGAACTTCACGGCCGTGAAGGCCACATTCGAGGACGGCAGCAACAGCGTCGAGGCGGGCCTCATGGATATGCTCGACCGCATGCGCACCGGTCGATGGAAGGTGTTCTCGACCTGCGGCACATGGCTCGAGGAGCGCCGCATGTACCATCGCAAGGATGGAAAAGTTGTCAAAGAAAGAGACGACACTATCAGCGCCTCCCGCTACGCGCTAATGATGCTTCGATTTGCCGATGTGGAACGATCGACCGTGATCAAGTACAACCCTCCGAAGATCATCTGATGAAACGATACCAGGCTGCCAAACCCAATCGCTTCCTGCCGCCAGACAATCGCGATCTCTGGGGTCCGTGTCGCTATCTCTGGGGTCCGCAGCCCGGCAAGGTCGAGACTTGGCGCGACAACAGGAAGTACTGGCCCGGAGCCCGCTATGCCCTCCGTAAACTCGGCCCCCGCTGGTCCCCGCTCGTGAGCACCTACAACCCGACGAAGATCATCTGATGCCCACTGAGGCCGACCTCGCCGATGAGGACGCCCTCTACACCAAGCTGGAGAAGCTTGGCTGCCGTTCCTTCAAAGACCTCCGTTGGGTGCTGTTCAACATCGGTATCACGCTCGATCCCAACGAGCCCGCCTCCAGAGCCCATCTGCGCGCCGCGCTCGATCACCTGAAGACCAAACGCCCCCGGAAGGAGAAGATGTGATCCGACGCGAGGAAATCATCGGCGATTGTCGGCTCCTGCTTGGGGATTGTCTGGAAATCCTCCCGCTGCTCGGCAAGGTAGACGCGGTTGTGACTGATCCGCCCTACAGCAGCGGCGGGCAATTCCGGGGCGATAGATCGCAGAAGACCAGCACCAAATACGTCCAGACGAGCGCGGTCTTCACATCACGTGACGAGTTCTCCGGAGACAATCGGGATCAGCGGGCGTTCCTCGTCTGGTCAACGATGTGGCTAGGACGCTTGCATCAGATCGCCAAGCCGGGGGCAGTGTGTCTGATCTTCACGGACTGGAGGCAACTTCCCACCGTCACGGATGCCGTTCAGTGTGGTGGTTGGGTGTGGCGTAACCTTGTGACATGGTGGAAACCCGGCGTTCGGATGCAGCGGGGGCGCTTCTCGTCGTCGGCTGAATATGTGGTGTATGCCTCGCATGGTGTTCCCGTCGAAGGTGAAAAGTCACCCCAAAACGTTTTGTCGTTTGCCCCGGTGGGCGGTGATGACAAGGACCACATTGCGGAAAAGCCGGTTACCCTTCTTCAGGAGCTTGTGAGTGTCACGGATCGCGGTGCGCTGGTGATTGATCCATTCATGGGGTCGGGCACGACCGGCGTTGCTTGTGTTAAAACAGGTCGGCGGTTCATCGGCATCGAACTTGACGAGCGGTCATTCGATATCGCTTGTGAGCGCATTCGCAAGGCATATGCACAACCGGACTTGTTTATCGCCCCCCGCGTTCCCGAGCCTGTGCAGCAGGTTCTTTTGCTGGTGGCAGCGGAATGAAGGAGGCAGATCATGGCCCGAAGCTATAAGCCCCGCTTAGGATCGATCGACCCGCAGGCGGGCGGCAACGGCCCGGGAGGCCAGTCTGAGGAGATGTCAGACTCCGACCTCGCGGCCCTTGTTTCAGAGCTTGTTCGCGAAAGCGAGGTGGCAAGGGACGACGATACGGACGGCGGGACGCTCCGAACGAGAGAAAGAGCCCAGGAATATTTCGACGGCAAAATGCCGGACACACCGAGCGATGTCGGCCGAAGCAAAGTCATTTCGAAAGATCTGCGCGCCGTCATCAAGAAGGTCATGCCGAGCCTCGTCCGCACCATTCTCGGCAATGACCAGGTGGTGGAGTACATCCCAACCAAAGAGGGCGACGAGGCGTACCACGAGCAGGCCACCATCTATGTCAATGACGTGATCCTGCCCGAAACCTCCGGCTATGACGCCATCTATGACGCGATGCACGACGCCGTGCTGCAGCGCAACGGCATCCTCAAGTGGTGGCACGAGGAGAAGACGAAAGTCAGCGAAAAACGCTTTACCGGCCTCGACGAGGCGGCGTTCCAGATGCTGGTGACCCCGGACGAGGTCGAGGTGCTGGAGCACAGCCAGTATGAGGCAGAGGTCGAGGTCCAGAGCATCGATCCACAGACTGGCAGACCGGGCATTGACCCGCAGACCGGCGAGCCGACGATGGTTCCAGAGATCCTGCATGACGTCCGCGTCAAGATCATGAAGAAGAGCCGCCAGGTCAAACTGGCCTGCTATCCCCGCGAGCAGTTCCTCATCCATCCCGACGCGCTATCGATCGAGACGGCGCAACTCGTCGGGACTGTGGAGAAGGTCACGCGCTCAGACCTCATTGCGATGGGCTATGACTACGACCAGGTGATGGAACTGCCGCTCTCTGACGACAAGGACGAGCAGGAGCAGGCGGAGCAGACCCGCAGGCGCAACCTCGAGGACGGCAAGACCTATTCCCCGGCCACGGAGGAGATCGATTACTACGACCTCTATGTGCGGGTGGATTATGACGACGACGGCATTGCGGAACTGCGGCGCATTGTCATTGCCGGGGCGCTCACCGAGGACAACATCCTCGAAAACGAGATGTGGGACGACGCGCCGCTGGAGGACATCAAGATCGAGCGCCGCCCGCACCAGTGGGAGGGTCAGTCGATCACTGATGATGTGGCCGACCTGCAGCAGATCAAGACGGTGCTGTGGCGCTCGACGCTGGACAACATCTACAGCCAGAACAACCAGACGCCGGTCTATGTCGAGGGCAGTATTAAAAACCCGGATGCGTTCTACAACCGGAGGTTCGGCGAGCCGATCATTGCCAAGGCGGGATCGAACGCGAATGACGTCGTGAGCTACCTTCAGGTGCCGAACGTCACCAAGGATGCGTTCGCCATGCTGCCCTACATCGACTCCGTGCTGGAGGATCGCACCGGAATTTCCGACGCTTCAAGTGGTCTAGCCCCTGATGCGCTCCAGAACGTGACCGCCAAGGCGACGGCGCTGATTGAGCAGCAGGGCATCGGCCAGACCGAACAGATGGTGCGCACGGTGGCCCGCGGCGGGCTGGAGAAGATGTTCAAGGGCCTGTTGCGCCTCATCGTGCAGCACCAGGACAAGCCGCGCACGGTCTGGCTGACGGATAAGTGGGTCACTTTCGATCCGCGCAACTGGAACGGCGAGATGGGCTGCAAGGTGAATACCGGCCTTGGCGCAGGAACCCGCGAGCGCGACATGGCGGCGATCGGCTTCGTCCTGCAACTTCAAGAGAAGTTCCTGATGGCGATGGGGGCCGACGACAACCCCTTCGTGAGCCCGGAAAACCTGTGGAATGGGGTTCAGAAGGCGGTCCAGGCGACCGGATTGCCCAGTGTGACCTCGTATTTCACGAAACCCGACGAGCAGAAGCTGGAACAGCGCAAGCAGCAGAAGGCGAGCCAAGAAGACCCGCAGGAAAAGGCGGCCCGGCTGGCGGCGGAGAGCGCCATTGCAGTCGAGAAGGTGAAGGGCGAGGCCAATATGGCCGTTCAGGGCCAGAAGAGCCAGGCCGACGCGCAGAAGGTCCAGATGGAGATGGAGAAGGAGGCCACTCTAGAGCAGGCGCGCATTGCCCGCGAGGCGGCGGTCGAGCGTGAGCAGATGCAGGCCGACTTGCAGGTGAAACTCGCCGAACTGCAGAAAGAACAGGCGATCGAGGAGCAGAAGATGGCGTGGGAGCGCGAGAAACTGCAGATGGAGTTCGCGCACGAGATTGCCTTGAAGCACATCGAAATGCGGATACAGGAGCAGGCCCGCGAGCGGCAGGCCGAGATTGACGATCGGCGCCGGGTCGAGGACTATTCGAAGGAACTGTTCATGAAGGAGAATGAGCAGCAAGAGGATCGGGGGGCGTTTCAATGACTTACATCTACCGATGGGACAGGCAAGGCAGGAAGGGCCAACTATGCAATGTGCTGGCACGGGGCACGATGAACTCCTGCCTTGTCGAGTTCGAGGATGGCTTTCGAATGGTGACTAGCCGAAATGCACTCAAGCGAGCGGTTTCAGGATCATCTGATGGCTAAGTGGACAGAAGGCGTTTGTGGTCATCCTGCTCGACGGACAGATGGTGCCGATTTCCTGGGCCTGGCCATCTTCGTGCTGCTGCGAGAAGCTGCAGATGGAGTTCGCGCTAGGACGCTGAGCAGCAAGAGGATCGGGGGGGCGTTTCAATGAGCATGGAGCCAACCGAAAAGCAGGCAGCGGCGCGAACCCTGCTGCAGGACAGGCTGGTCACTGAGTTGCTCGCCGATCTGGAGCGCAACGAGGTCGATGCGGCCGTGATGGCGGTGCCGGGGGCGCATGATTTCCGCACTGAGGCACTTGCGAACGTGCGGGCCATCCGAAGATTGCGAGATGCCTTGGAAATCGCCGCCAACAGTGGTACTCGTGAAGAGCGACCCTCATCGAGAGCGCCCGCCTAAGCCGCTGACGCCAAACGAGATGTTAGGAAAACGCCTACATGCCGACTGAAGCCACACCAGCCCCCTCTGGAGCTTCAAATTACGCCGAAACTGGCCTTTCTCTTGACGAGGCCAGTGCCCTGGATTTCGATGATACGTTGGACGGAGCCGACGAGGCCAACCCGGACGACGAGCAACCACCCAGGGAACCCGATCAAGACGACCCCGACGCTCCGGAAGAAGACCCCGATGGGGACGAAGACGATGGAGACGGCTCGGAAGACGAAGACCCGGACGATGACGAAGACGGCCAACCCAAGCCTAGAGTCTTGGCGCCGAACGACCTCGAGGCCCTCGTAACTCTGCCAGACGGCACCCAGTCAACCGTGAAGGAACTGGTGAACGGCAATCTGCGCGAGCGCGATTATCGCATGAAAACTGCCGAAGTGGGCGAGGCCCGCCGCAGTGTGATTGCGCAATCCAATCAGGTCAACGGGGTGTTTGACGCCTTGGTGGATCATCTGGCGCAGCATTTGCCGGATGAGCCCGATCGTTCCCTGCTGTTTTCTCACGATCCGAATATCGTTGCCTCTTATCATCAGGCGAAAGCCATGCATGAGGCGGCAATGGAGCAACTGGCCTCCATCACAGCCATGGGCCAACAAGCCAAACAGGCACAGGGGCAACTCACCGCTCAGGAGCGGGACGAGAAGTACAAGGCGGAGAATGCCGCGCTTGTCGCCTATATGCCTGAGCTTGGAAACCCGAAAAAGCGTGAAGAAGCGAATGCCAAGGCCCGCGCGGCCGCCAAGCATCTGGGGTTCAATGACCAGGAAATCAACGGGAACACAGACTCCCGTTTTTACCTCCTGAGCCATTACGCCTACAAGGGGCTTGAGTCGGAATCGAGGGCGAAGAACGCTTCAAAGAAGGTCCAGAACGTGCCGCCAACCAAAAGCCTGGAGCGGCGTGCAACGAAGCCCTCGGAGCAGAAATTCAGACGGCAGAAGGAACGCGTGGCCCGATTGCAGAAGTCGGGGTCGCTGAAGGATGCCCTGCTGGTCGATTTCGACTAGCCTGGTCAAGTCTTTGCTGACCCTTCGATGAACTCCAATCGAAGGAGCGAGGCATATGCCCGCCGTAGCCAACACGTTTATCTCAACATCCGCGAAAGCGAACCGGGAAAGCCTCGACAACGTGGTCCGCTGGATTACGCCCGAGGATACCCCGATTTACTCGATGATCGGCAAGGGGTCGGTCGATAGCACGCACCCCGAGTGGGCGATCGACGCCCTGACAGCGCCTGGTGCCAACGTTCAGGAAGAGGGCGCGGAATTCACGTTCGGCGCCGTCACGCCGGTCGTAAGAGTCGGAAATTACACGCAAATTTTTAGAAAAGATTTTATCGTCTCCGAGACTCAGGAGGCGATCAAGAACGCTGGGGACGCTGAAAAAACCAAGCGCAACACCGTCAAGAAGGGCATCGAGATCAGGAAAGATGTTGAGTTCAGCATCGTGTCCAACGTCGGCTCGGTGGCGGGCGCTTCGCGTGTATCGGGCGGCCTGCCATCGTGGCTGGTGACCAACGTGTCCCGCGGCGGCTCCGGCACCAACGGCGGCTTCTCGCAGGGCACCGGCCTGACGGTTCCGGAAGGACTTGGCACGCAGCGGGCGTTCACCAAGGCGCTGATGGACCAGGTGGCCGGGACGGCCTATTCGGCTGGTGCCGATGTCAGGAGCCTCGTGGTTTCGCCCTACATCAAGAGCGTGTTTGTTTCGTTCATGTCCGATCCGGCCGTGGCAGCCTTCCGCTACAATGCCGACAAGAGCGGCACCAAGACGCTGATCAGCAACGCTGACGTGTACGAAGGACCGTATGGCACCATCACGGTGAAGCCGAACCGGGTCATGGCGGTTTCCGCCGCTGTGGCTCGTCGCGCCTTCTTTATCGATCCGGACATGATGTCGTGGGAGTGGCTGCGCAAGATCCACAAGGTGCCGGACGTTGCCAAGACCGGCGACGCCGAAAAGACCGTCATCATCGGCGAGGGTTGCCTGAAGGTGGACAACGAGGCCGCGCATGGCGTGGTCGCTGACATCTTTGGCCTGACCGCGGCGACGTGACGCCATTCGATATGTGGCGGGCTTTCTGGAGCCCGTTTTTCCTCATCCCTCTGGAGAATATGGCTATGGCCAAAGACACAACCACAGTTACAGTTGGCGCCGAGCGCGAACTGACCACACAGGAAATCGCCGAGCGGGATGCCACCGCTGGCAAGGGTGCGGCTCCGGCCCCGCGCGATCCGCGGGAGGCGCACGCCCAGGCGGTCGAGATTTCGGAGCAGGGCAGGAAGGTTGATATCTTCTCCACCGCCGACATCCTGCGCTATCCGTCCGGCATCGTGGAGGACACCACCGAGACGACGACCACCAAGACCTCAGTGCCGCGTTCGACCATCAAGGGCGAGCCGGAGAAGCTGACCAAGGTCCGGCTTCTGATGGACTGGCGCGATGGCCAGGGCCTGCTTCACGCGCATGGCGAGGAACTGGACCTGCCGCCGAACGAGGCGATCAAGCTGCTTGACGAGCGCCGCGCGGAGCGTTCCGACCCGCCGAAGGTCGAGGATTCCGGCGAGCACCTGAAGACCGCGAAGTCCGGCAAGTAGGCCCTACTTACTTGCCTGATGCCCGCCTGCGGGGTGGGCGGGTGCCGGATGACCTCCTCCCAAGGAAATCTGTTCGGCACCCACAATCCCTGCAAACCACCCCGCACAAGGAGTTCTTTGAATGGCAGCCCCCTACAAGCCGAAAGATATAATCACGGGTCCGGAGCCCGACCCCAGTGCACACATGTCGCAAGTCGTGACCCGCCCGCCGACCGACGCCGAGATTGCCGCCTACCTTCAGGCGCAGGTGCAGGGCATGACAGACGAGGAGGTCGATGCGGCCAATGTCGCCCACCAGCGCCGCCTCGTGCTGCAGGAAATGGAAGCCCGCGCGAAGGCTAGGGCCAATTTGACGCCACGGCCGAAGGAGCAACTGGTCGTCATCAAACTGACGCACGATTACTGGCCGACGCCGCAGCAGGTGATTGATAACCCGCAGGTTCCCGGCGATCTGGCGATCGTTCCGCCGCCGCAGGTGGACAAGGTCGGCGTCGAGATCATACCGGAGGCGCGCTTTCGGGCCGGAGCGGTGCTGTATCTGGACATGGATACGGCCCTGAAGCTGCTTTCGGATCACAAGGCGGAGCGCGCCGACCCGCTTAGAACTACTATGGGTAACGCCTGATGTCTGACGAAATCCGCGACGGCGAGTGGGTGCTTTTCGCGCACGACGCGGAGTTGGGCCGCACCATCTGGCATCTGCACCAGGATGGGATGGATCATTTCCGAGTGGATTATGAGGTCCAGAAGACGCTGGACCAAGCTCAAGCTGAGTTCAATTCGGCTCCGTCAGGCTGGGCCGGAGATTGGCATAAAGTTATGACATTGCCCCACAATTTGTTGCACGGAACGGGTCTCGATGAGGCTATCATTCAGCAGGACGCGCAGCACATCAGGCGCGTCCTGAATGATAGGGATTTGAGCAAGTTTCGCACCAAAGGGGGACGTGTTGGATAGCATCGTTGATCGTTTCATGGACAAGGTATCGCCTGAACCCAATTCAGGGTGCTGGCTCTGGACGGCCAACCTCGGCACCTATGGATATGGGAGGATGAGGTTCGGGCATGGACCCGTTGATGCTCATCGCATCTCCTATCGCCTGTTCTGCGGCGAAATTCCTGAAGGCAAGTACGTCCTGCACAAGTGTGATGTTCGCCCTTGCGTCAATCCCGATCATCTCTTTATCGGAACCCATAAGGACAACATGCAGCACGCCGTCGATCATCGGCGTTGGCCTAGGGGAAAGCAGCATTGGAATGTCAAACTGACGGAAGAGCAGGCTCGACGTGCGAAGTTTTCGGGCCAGCGGCCGTCTGTTCTGGCCCGTGAATTTGGATGTGCTTCCGTCACCATCGTGAAGATTCGCAACGGCACGACGTGGAAGTGGCTGGAGAACGACTGATGGCCTCAATCCCTTGGCATACCCATACTCTGCCCACCGCCACCAAGGCAGAGGCCGAGGCCGGTCTGCGCGACGATGTCGCCCTTTCCCCAGCCTCTCTGAAGGACGCAATCCTGCCCATTGCGCCGCTTCCGGCACCCGCACCGCCGACCTGGGACGACGTGACAGGCAAGCCCGCCACCTTTCCGCCAACTGTGCCGATCGCGTGGAGTGATATTACCGGCGATCCCGCCACATTCCCACCGACTCTGCCCATTCCACAGAGCGGCATCACCAACCTGACGACCGACCTGGCTGGCAAGGCCCCGACCGTCCACAGCCATACCTATGCCAGCCTGACGGGCATTCCGGCGACATTCGCGCCTGCGCCGCACGGCCACACCATCAACGAGATAGCCACGCTGGACGTGGCACTGCTCGCCAAGGCACCGCTGGCCTCTCCTGTTTTCACGGGAAACCCGCAGGCTCCGACGCCGACGCCCGGCGACAATGACACCTCGATCGCCACCACGGGGTTCGTCACGGCGGCAGTGACGGCATCCTCGACCGCTGGCGTTACCAATGGCGACAAGGGGGACATTGTCGTCTCCGACGTGGGCCTGACGTGGATGTTCGACAGTTCGGTGGTCACGGCGGCCGCCAGGACGGTGCTGGACGACGCCTCGACGGGGGCCATGCTGACGACGCTGGGGGCTGCTCCTGTCGCGCACACCCACGCCTATTCGACGCTGACCGGCATTCCTTCGGCCTTTACGCCCGCCGCGCACAATCACGCGCAGGCCGAGGTCAACAATCTGGTAACGGACCTTGCCGCCAAGGAGCCTTTACTTCCGGGCGGCGGCACGGTTTCGACCTACTTGCGCGGCGATAAGGTCTGGGCTGGCGTTCCTGCTGGACCCACCGGGCCGACAGGGGCGACGGGGCCGCAGGGGGCCACAGGACAGACAGGAGCGCCGGGGCCGGGTGGACCGGCTGTTGCCCATGTTGGCCCGACCGCGCCCGATGTGCCCGTGACCGGCCGGATGTGGATGGATACATCGGTTTCGACGCTCGGCCTGATGACCTACGTCAATCCGTGGTGGGCCGACAGCCACGGCAAGTCGGCGGCGGACTATCTGCTCGGCAGCGAGACCAACGGGCTGGCGATTGACTTCACGCGGCGCTCGGCTGTCGTCAGGGAGACGGCGGCGGTTTTCGAGTGGGAGGACAAGTTCGACTACGCCGACGAGACGGCGCTGATCGCAGCCGGTTGGACGGTTTATGAGGCAGGCGGCGCGACAGGTGTGGTCGCGCCAGGCGACGGTACGGTTTCCGTCACCTATGTCGCGAGCAATCCTAGTTATATTTCCAAGCAGATAACCAACGGCCCCGGCATTTATCAGTGCTATGTCGATATCGTATCGAAAACGTCATCTGTAGCGGCGCAAGTTGCATTTCGGTTGGGCACGATTGCCGCCAGTACCAACATCACAGCGGTAAACATTGGTGCGTTTACCCCCAACCCCGGCACTTACCAACTTCTTACAACTTTTGCAGTCCCCTACTCTAACGTCTGGGTGTCGCTGGTTGGTGCTACGGCCAACGACATGGGCATGACCTTCGGCGGCATCAAGCTGGTCCGTGTCTCCAACGCCATCAACACCACGCCGTCGAACCTGCTGACCTACACCGGGGCCAACCCGAAGCTGGTCTGGGGCAATGACGGTGTGCTGCGCTACGCGCCACATAACATCCTGTTGCAGAGCCAGACGTTCGACAATGCGTCGTGGGTAAAAACCGCCGCCACTGTGACCGCAGATACACAGGTAGCCCCTGATGGAACGCTGACGGCGGAGACACTGACATCGACTGCGACTAGTGCTTCCGGCACTAACCAGGTAGTGACGACAGTTGCCGGTCAGCATACTTATTCCGTCTATCTGAAGGCGGGAACCGCAACATGGGTCGCCATCCTCGGCTCTTCCGGTGGATCAACCACCAATTTATGGACGTGGTTCAATCTTGCAACCGGCGCGGTAGGAACGAAGGAAAGTCTTGTCGCATCGGCGACTATCCAGAGCGTCGGCAATAGCTGGTACCGGTGTTCTGTCACCTACACGACAGTGGGTGGTGAAAGTGTTTATATCCGGCTGGCCTCCGCTGACACCCTAGCTACGGCTGGCACGATTGGGCTGACACTTCATGTCTGGGGCGCACAGCTTCAGCGCCTGCCCTGTCACGACGGCGGCTACGTCCCGACCACGACAGCCGCCGCCTACCGTCTCCCGCTCGACCACGACCCGCTCACCAAGGCACCGCTCGGCGTGTTGATCGAAGAGGCGCGGACGAATCTGCTACTGCAATCGCAGACGTTCGACAACGCAAGCTGGACAAAAACAAGCGCTACCACGGTGACTGCCAACACAGCAATCGCGCCAGACGGAACGTTGACGGCTGATCTCGCCAGCGACATTAACACCATTGGTTTCGGTGGCGTCATCCAAAGCGACACAGTGAAGTCTGCTGGCGCGACGGTAACTGCTTCGCTCTATGTGAAGAAAGACAACATCCCCTCATCGACACGGTTTCCGTCCCTCAGAGTAGCCTGCACCGGGGGTACAACAGTAAAGACCGCTGAAGTCCGTCTGGACACATCTACCGGGGCAGTGTTTTCCCAGAGTGTGGCAAACGGCACCGCTAGTACGTGTGGGTCACAAAGCTGCGGTGATTACTGGCGGGTGTGGATGACGTTGACGGATGATGGCGCAAACACAATAGTTGCCACCACCCTTTATCCCTCGCTTGGGGCTGGTGCTCTGGATGCGGTTCAGAGTGCTACAGCAATGGGCTCGATCACTATCTGGGGCGCGCAGCTTGAGGCCGGGGCGTTCCCGACCAGCTACATCCCGACCACCACGGCGCAGGTGACGCGGGCGAATGACGCAGTCACGCTGCCGATAGCGCAGTTCCCATACAGCACGACTGCGGGATCGTTGGTGGCTGAGTTTATCGATATCGCCAGCACCCCAGTAACCGCCAAGGCCGTGGCTTTGGGGCCAACATCGGCGGGTAGCTACATAGGTGTCGGGAAGCCGGGGCAGACAGGGTGGTATGCAGGCGGTCTGGCGGCCATGACTGGCTACCTCGCTGGCGCAAACAACAAGATAGCCGTTGCGTTCATCGCAGGCAACTTTGATGGCAGCACCAATGGGGCAGCAGTCGTCACCTCTGCGTCCAGCGATTACGCATTCACGTCCACGGCGCTGCATTTCGGGCAGCGGGCTACGGCGCAACAGCACCTCAACAGCCATCTCAAGAGCCTGAAGTACCTCCCCCGCCGCGCCACCAATGCCGAACTCGTCACCATGAGCACACTGTGATGTCCATAGACTACCTGATCAGAGCCGAAACTAAGGAAGTCTGGCGGGCCTATGCCGAGGAGCAGGGCTGGCTCACCAACATCGACGGCGAGCCGGTCCCGGCTGAGCACGTTCGCATCGACACGCTTGGCCCTGTCGTCATCACCCCCGGCACCTATGACGAGGAAGGCAACGAACTTACCCCTCCGGTCATGGATGACTGGTACCACGTCAATCTCCGGATCCTTGAGCCGAAGCCAGAAGAAACGGAACTGCTTGGCCGCATCGCAGGCACGACGACCACCGCCAACAAGGACGTGCGGGCCATCGAGGGCACCACCGAGGAGGGAGCCATTCAGGTACTCTATCCCGAGGACATCACGACGCCGATCCGCGTCTGGGCGGACGGCATGCACATGGGGCCACTGCCTGTTGTCGATGAGGAAAGCAAAGCGCCATGACAATCGTCACCGGAGGCCCCATCGGCCCCGATATTCCGGTCTTTTACTCCGAGGTGAACTACAGCGACCTGCTGGTCGATGCCGGTGAATACTCCGGCCGCAATGATGCCGCCGCGATCTTTCCGGTGCTGCTGCGCCTCGCCGAGTCGAAGCTCAACCGCAATCTGCGAACCGCCTACCAGGAGGCAACGGCGGTCCTGCCTGTGGTCGATGGCGTGGCGAACCTCCCGGCCGACTTCCTCGAGGCCCGCGCCTATATCGCAGGCGACATCAGGCAGACCAATTTCGTCATCAGCGGCAACACGGTTGCCAGTCTCGGAAGCCCGTGGAGCGGCAACCTGACGCTGACCTATTATGCGAAAATCCCGCCGCTTTCCTATGACAACCCGACCAACTGGCTGCTCGACCTGGACTACAACGTCTATTTGTACGCGCTGGTTTGCGAGATTTGCATCTGGGGGAAAAACCCGGAACTGTACAAGGCCGCGGAGGCCATGCGGGACAGTGCGATTTCGACCGTCATGCTGAACGATGAAAACGCCCGCTGGGGTCGCGCCCGCGTCGTCAACAGGGACTTAACGCCATGAGCCTGCTGACCGCCACCAACGAAGTTGCCGATCTGGTGTCGCTGGACCGCTTTACGGCAATCGCGGGCTCGGGCGCGGATGATGCCCGCACCATGCTGACCATCGCCCAGGAGGCTGGCGAGGAAATCGCTCACCGCGTCGATTGGAACCGGCTCATCAGGACGGCGGGCATCGCGGGTGCGCCCTATACGCTGCCGGGGGATTACCACCGGCCGGTTCCCGGCGCGATGATCGTCTCGGCGCTGGGGGTCTTCGTGCGGCCAATCACCAATACCGGCGAATGGGCGGTCCTGCGCCAGGTTGGCTCGTCGCAGCCCTATTATTATCGCTCGGGGGGAACCATCGACATCGTGCCGACTGTGGCGGCGGCGGGTGCCACGCTGAATTATGTCTCCGGGCACTTTGTCGCCAAGTCGAACGGCACCGACTTCCGGCCAGTTTTCGCCGCCGACGACGACACCACGGTGTTCAACGAGGATTTGCTGGTGAAGGGCATGGTGTGGCGCTGGAAGCGTCAAAAGGGGCTCGATTACGTCGATGACCTGGCCGAGTTCGAGGCCATTCTGGCGAGCGAAATCAAGGCGGATCGGGGGATTGCCTGATGGACATGCCGGTTCGCCCCGCGCGCGTCTTTGCGACCAACCGCAGCAAGGAACTGCCGAAAGTCCAGCAGTCCTCGCAGCCGATGGTGTATTCGGCACCGATCAACGGGCTGGTGACGACCATCAGCATCTCGGAGGCTTCGGAAGGGTCGGCGTCGATTTCCACCAACTGGATCCCGACCATGAAGGGCATGCGCATCCGCGGCGGTTCGCTCAGGAAGGCCATCCTGGTCAATCCGGCGCCTGTCGGCTCGATGTTTTCGTATAAGTTCGGGACTGTACAGAAGATGTTCGCCGCCACGACAGACGCCATTTACGATGTCTCCAGCCCGCCCACGCCGCCCGCCACGACGCCGGTTTCGCTGGGCGGCATGACCAGCGGCGAGTGGACCACCTTCCAGCACACCACGACCGGCGGCAGCTTTCTGTGCGCCTTTAACGGCACCGACCCGCGCCAGGTCTATGACGGCACGACATGGGGCGTGGCGCCTGCCATTACCTTCACGGACGGCACGACATCGTCGCAGATCGGCTCGGCGTTCCTGTTCAAGCAGCGGCAGTTTCTGATCAAGTCCGGGACGATGGATGCCTACTACCTCGGCGTCAACTCGATCGGCGGCGCGGCGGCGGTGTTTCCGCTTGGCGGTGTGCTGAAAAAGGGCGGCGGGCTGCTGACCGGCTTTGCCTGGTCGCTGGAAAGCGGCGATGGCCCCTCCGCGCTGTGCTGCTTTGTCTCGACGGAGGGCGAAGTCGCGGTCTACGAGGGCGACGACCCGTCCGTGGCCACGTCATGGTCGCTGAAGGGCGTCTATTCGATCGGCAGGCTGCTCGGCAAGAATGCCTTCATCCAGGCGGGCGGCGACATGCTGATCGCCACCGTGTCGGGGCTCGTTCCGCTCGCCAGTGTCTTCAAGCGCAGCAGCGACACCCTCTCGCTTGACCTGATTTCGCGGCCCATCGATGAGGAGTGGCGCCGCTGTGCGGCGGTGATGTCGTTTGGCTGGTCGCTGTCGCATTGGCCGGAAAGGGGCCTGATCTTCGTCAGTTTCCCGTTTACGTCGGCGGAGCCGGACACGAGTTTCGTGCTGAACATCAAGACCGGCAAGTGGTCGATGATCTCGAACTGGCGCGCGCGGGCCTATGGGTCCATTCAGGGCTCGCTGTTTTTTGGCGATGCCAATGGCGTTATCTGGGCCGGTGATGTCACGGGGGGCGACGACGGGCAGCCGTTCAAGGCGGTGTATCTCAGTCACTTCCTGCCGGTCGGCGGCTTTGGTCGGCGCGCGCAGGCGACCCTGGCGCACATGTATTTCGAGGGCAGGGTCAATCCGATCGTCTATCTGTTCGCCCGCGCCAATGGTGACCGAAGCGACCCGCCCTCGCCGCCCGCCACGCAGACCAGTGTGGTTCCGTCAGATTGGGACGTCGGCAAGTGGGATGAGGCGCTGTGGGACTCCGGTGCCCCGAATAAGGGCAAGATCCAGCGTCGGCAGAACGTGCGGGCGACCGGCGATACAATGGCGCTCGGCTGCGTGGTGACATCGGGCGGCTCGACGGCGCTGCAACTGGAAATCGACATGGGCGTGCTTCAGGTCGCGGCCGGGGAGTCCTCGGCGTGACCTATACCATCAACCGCGAATACTTCCCGACCGTCTGGCCCGAGATCGAGCCGCTGGCCCGACAGCATTACGCCGAAATGCAGGCGCGTTTCGAAGCGGATGGGCTGCCTCCGCAGGGGGCGTTCAACCCCCGGCTTGACCTTTACTTTCAGGCCGCGGAGGGCGGCTATCTGCACTGCTTCGTGGTGCGCTGCGACAGTGAAGTGGTCGGCCACGCGACCGTCTATCTGCAAAATTCAATGCATAACAGCGAGCCGTATGCCCGCGAAGACACAATTTTCATCCGGCCAGACCATCGCAAGGGCATTGGGCGAAGGCTTGTGAAGGTTCTCCTCCAGCACATGAAGGAGCAGGGAGCCAAGAGCTTTGTCTGCCAGGCCGGAACCGACATTCGGGCCGGAAAACTCTATAAGCGGCTGGGGTTTCGCCCGATCGCTGAAACCATGATCCTGAACTATTAGGAGAATTGCCATGTGTGCGCCAGACCCGCCAAAAGCGCCAGACCCCAAGGCTCAAGGGGCTGCCCAGACGGCCTCAAATGTCACGACGGCGACGGCCAATGCCGCGTTGGGGAACATCAATGAGTATACGCCGACCGGCTCTGTGGTCCGTAAGCAAACAGGCACGCAGACGGTCTGGGATGAAAACCTCAAGAAGAACATCAGCGTCCCGACTTATTCGACCTACCAGACCTATTCGGATAAGGAGAATGCCGTCTACAACAGCGATGCGGCGAACCGGCTGGGCGTCAATGCTGTCGCGGGGACATTGATCAACAATGTTGGCAAAGCGGTTTCGACGCCGATTGATTATTCGAAACTGCCGAAGGCAGGCAGTACGGCCAACATCAACCTGCCGAAATACAGCAATTTTGCAGGCGGGCCTGCATTAAAGACGGATATTGCCGGGGCCGACGATTTCAGCGCCGACCGGCAAAGGGTCGAAGATGCGCTGAATGCGCGGCAGAACCCGCAACTTCAGCAGGATCGCGAACTGCTCAACCAGCAGGCTGTCAACCAGGGCCTGATGCCGGGGTCGGAAGCTTATAATCGGTGGATCGACCAGCAGGGGCGCAAGGAGAACGATGCCCGGATGAGCGCAATTCTGGCCGGTGGCCAGGAGCAGTCCAGGCTGGTCGGCATGGACCTTGCGGCCAAGGGTTTCTACAACACCGCCACACAGGGCATGGCCGACAATGCCTACCGGCAGACGGCGGCCAACAACGCGAACCAGACCGCGAACTACCAGGCGCAGTCGAACCTGTTCGGGCTGCAGAACACCGCACGGCAGAACGCGCTGGCGGAACAGCAGAACGCGATCAACATGCCCATCCAGCAGATCACTGCCCTGATGGGGAAGGGGCAGATCACGCAGCAGCCCTACCAAGGCGCCAACATGCCGACCCTGCCGACCGTCGATTACGCAGGGCTGATGCAGCAGAACTACGCCAACCAGTCGGCCGCCTACCAGCAGCAGAGCGCCAACTACAACAACATGGTCAGCGGCGCTGGCAGCCTGTTCGGCTCGGTCATTGCCAAGTCGGACATTCGCGCGAAAACCAACATCGAGCCGCTCGGCCGTGTCGGCGGGCACAATGTCTACGCCTTCGACTACAGGGACGCTGTAGACGGCGTCGGACGGCAGGTCGGGGTGATGGCGCAGGAAGTGCTGCAAACGCGCCCTGATGCCGTTCTGAGGGGCGCTGACGGCATGCTGATGGTCGATTACTCGAAACTCTTCGGAGGACGGAACTGATGCCGACACCATGGGAACAGAAGCTGGCGAAGATCGCGCAGACCATGCAGGGGAGCGTCGCTCCAGGCGGGCTCAGTCTCGGCAACGCCGGGGCGACATTCAGGACCAATCCGCTGATGGGGCAGCCTGCCGTGGCGGCTCCCGTGGCTTCCGCGGCTCCGGCTTCAGGAGGGCTGATGGGCCAAGGCGGCGACGGGCAGATGGCGCGCATGGCGCAAATGCCCGGCTTTAATTATGTGCCGCCGCCGACCGGCCCGGCTCCGGTCCCAGTCGCTGCGGCAGGGGCTGCAGGGGCGGGCGGGGTGCCGCTCTCGCAGTGGGGCCAGGACGACAGGCTGGCTCTGTTGAGAGGCAGACAGACGATGAACAACCGCAATGCCTTTAACAGTTTTCAAGGCCAGGGCGCATACAACAAAGGCTTCTGAGTCTGAAGGATACGAACATGGCCTCAATCCCGTCCTTCATCTTCGGCGGCAACACGAAATACAAAACGCAGGAAGAGCTTGAGGCCGCCCGCGAGCAGGTCAGGGCGATGCTTGGCGACATTGGCCACAGTGGCCTGACCGGCTGGGGCAGCGCGCTGGCCGACCTCGGCAAGGGCATTGGCGCGCGGATCGATCAGCGCCGCATCGATGAGGGGCAGGAGGGGCTGTTAGCGGAGCAGGCCAAGCTGTCGGAGATGTTCGATTTTGGTGGTGGCGGTGGTGACGATCCCATAACGGGCGGCGGCGGTGCGGATGCGGCGGCGGGTGGGGTCGGAGGGGATATAGACATAGGGGCAAATGCCAAGGCTGTGAACCTGTCTGGCAATAGGGCGGATTTTGTTGCCGCGCTTATGCCCGCCGCGATCAAGGAAGGGGCGCGCATTGGCGTCGATCCCCGCATCATCGTCGCGCAGGCCGCGCAGGAAACCGGCTGGGGCAAGCACGCGCCCGGAAACAACTATTTCGGCATCAAGAGCCACGGCAAGGGCGGCGGGAAAACGTTCTCCACGGAGGAGGTCATCAACGGCAAGCGGGTCAGGATCAACGACAGTTTCCGCCAGTTCAGCAGCCCCGCCGACAGCGTGGCCGGATATGCCGATTTCCTCGCCTCGAACAAACGCTATGGGCCGATGCGATCGGCGCAGGGCCTCGATGCCCAGTTGCGCGCACTTGGGGCTTCC